ACAGCAGACCTTCTACGTGGAGACCGCGTTGATGGAACAATAGATTTAATTAATAAAACAGTTGCTGGTGAAACAACACAGTTGACGCCAGTTATGAATTTTTACAAAGATAATGATGTCCCAACTCTTTTAGCACGTCCAGAGTTTAAGGATAATCCTGCTGGAGTAGTTGCAGCAAACGTAGTTGCTGGTCGGTCTTTTGAACAACAAGGACTTATCATGCGCGTGGGTATTGGCGACAAGACAGCAATTGCTGAACTTGAAGCAAAGCACCCAGCAACATTTGCTGAACTTTTACGCCAAGAAGGTATCTTTGATACGCTTGAAGCGCGTAATCCTTTTGCATCTACTAAACTCCCAGAGCATGATATGCTTAAGGGAAGAATAGTTGAAGCAGAAGATGTAATCAAGGCCGAAATTAAAGACCTTCGTGGGCAATATTCATGGCTAAACAAAGCACTTAAACTAGATAGTGCATTGCAAGATAGAGGAACTTCTCGTTTTGCATGGGTTGAAAAGTTTCGCAATGACGTTGCTATGCAGCGTTCTATCAATAAACTCGAAGGTGGAGTTGACGATGTAACCGTTCGTGAAACAAAGGTTGGCGAAGCAATTCAAAAAGTCTACCAACGTAATGGTTCATCTGTCGTTGTTCGCACAATCCAACGTGGTATTGCTGGTATTGAACGTGGACTAGATGATGCTCCACACGCAACAGTTAACTTTAATGATAACCTACAGAGTATATCTCGCGTCCGTTCAACAATGCGAGCATCTATCAATAAAAGAGTTCTTCCGCCACTAGAGGCACGTGAACTTTACAACTCTTTTGCTGTTGCTAAAACAGAGACTGAAAAACTTGCAGTTATTAAAAAGATTGAAGAACGAGTATTTGAACAAGTAGCGAATAAATACAATATTCCTGCTAGTATCAAGGATTTGGTTCTTGATAATTATGTGGCCTTAACTCGCAAAAATCAAGGGAAAGCCAAGGAGGCAAACTCCGAAGGCAACGCTTTCATGATTGAAGATGGCGAAGTAATCAAGGACCCACAACTTATCTCACAGTTGGCAAATGGTTCTTACTTGCCAGATGTAGAACTTATTGATAAAGCATTTGCTCGTTATGCGAAGAAGCGTGGTGCAGAAGCATCCCTTCCAGTCAATGCTGCAATTGTTGGCAAAACAGTTCTAGATGAATTCAACTCTATCTGGAGAACATTTACTCTTGCTAGAACAGGTTTTCCAATCAACATTATTCGCGACTCTACTCTTCGCACATGGGGAGATGGAGTTCTTCTATACTCATTGATGAATCTATCAAAGTCTGGCGTAGATGCCATGCTTGGTGCTCCAGCAAAGATGTCAGAAATGCGTCAATGGTCTAATAAGATTACAAATCGCGAGAGCAATCTAACAAAGATTCGCAATGATATTAAGTTATACGACAACTCAATTAAGGAAGCAGAACGCGGACTTAAGAGTTTCAAGTATGACCCACTTAAGCCACCTAAAGAGATGCCAGATGATTTAGTGCGCACACTTGCATACTTAAAAGAGTCTAAAGACATGCTCTCAGAGTTGCGTCGCCAAGAGAATGCTATCGTAAAGAACATTCCTTCTAAGGTTGTTGGCCCAGACAAGATTAGCATTGATGGCTACGACTTCCCAGCGGCCCTTTCAGGGCGCTTTGGTGAGATGGCTATGGCTAAACTCAAAGGTAAAGATGATATCCGTGCATTAACTGCATCTGTTCGTCAACTTGAAATGGCATCAGTCCGCCGTGACCGTAATGGTGGATATGCATTAAAGGCTGTAGACAACGAAGATATGCATCTGCGTTCATGGGACAGTTTGCTAAATAATACACTTCGCAACGATGAAGTTAGCCGAAAGATTATGGAACTTCGCCTAAAGGGCGTAGATAGTGCTAAGATAGAGACAGAAGTTGCATCTTGGATTCGCAGCAATGGCTCTAGAGACCTATTTGAGCGCTTTGGATACGATGCTGACTTTAGAACACAGATGAAAATGTCTGATGCTAAGGTTATCTACCAAAAGGCAAATGCTGCAATTAACCAATTCGCTCCAGACATCCGACTACAAAAGATGATTATGGAAGATAGAGTTAATATTCTTGACTTGAAGAAGATGTTTCCAGACATTGAGTCACGTCCAGATGTAATATCTGACCTAGCACTTGATTTAACTGGTCAAAGTAACCTAGTTCGCTCATTTTCTGACTTATCCAAGAGAGCGGTAGCATCATTAGCAACATGGCTACCATCAAAACTATCTTACAACCCATATTATCAAGCACAGTATGAACTAAAGTTGCAAAGCATGATTGCTGTTGCCAACAGTCAGGGTCGTATTCTTAAACTATCCGACAAGGCTCAGTTTGAATCAGTTGCTCGCGACTATGCAATGAATCAATTCCGTGCAAAGATTAACGCATTCAACCGCGATATGAACTATCATGGATTAATTGATTATCTATTTGCATTCTTCCCTGCGGTAGTTGAACAATATCGTGCTTATGGCCGTATTGCTATGGAACGCCCAGAATTTCCAATGCAAATTTTTCAAATGAGTCAAATTCCAAACCGTCTTGGACAGGTTCAAACCGACCAATATGGCAACGAATATACAGAAGTTACACTTCCAATCTTGGGAATCAAGGGTCGCATGTCTACCGACTGGTGGAACGCAATCAACCCTACTGGTGGAACAGTTCTTTCTGCTAGTCCATTTGCAACTGCTGCTTATAATGAAATTTCTAAAAGCAAGAAATTGCCTAAGATGATTAATGACTTGATTCTTCCATTTGGAACTCAGGCTAATTCAGCAGGCGCTCTTACTCCAAGCACAATTCGTCGAGGAGTTCAAGCAATTCAAGCAACCATTCTAAGAAATGGCGAGCAATTCAACAAAGATGTTGATATGTTTATGGCTATGAGGCGCAAAGATTTTAGAGATGAAAATGGCGTAGACCCTTCTGGAACAGATTTAAGTAATATACAGAATGATTCAAAGAATGATGCTGTGACATTATCTGTAGTTCGTGCTCTTGGTGCTGGAATTCTTCCATCTCAGCCACGTTATGTTACTCCGCTTGAAAAGTATGCTGACTTACTTGGTAAGTATACTAAAGAATTCGGCGCTGAGGGAACTGAGAAGTTCGTTAACGACTACCCAGAACTTTACATGCTTGCTGATAAATTAACAGACACTACATCTGGCATCCGTGCTGATGATACTGCTGTTGCTTTAGTCAAGAAGAATGGCAAGACTGTTGCTAAGATGGTTGCCAATATTGACAAGGGTAACTTGCGCGTGCTTGGTGCTGTATTTAATGATGATGAGTATGCATTTTCTAGTTCTGCTAGAGCATATCTTACAACTAACAACATACCAGGAACAAGCAAGCGATTCCAGACAGAAGCAGATGCATTAGACATCGCTACCAGTTCTACCGTCAACAAGGGTTGGCGTGAGTGGAACAAGATGATTAAAGTTGTCAAGCAAACTATCTTGGATGATGGCAAGAATCCCAACGCAGGCTATGGCAAGAGCGTCTTGGATGTCTACAAGAAGAGTTTTGAAGACAGAATGAAGACAGAGAATAATCTCTGGTGGAATGATAAGAACGGCAAGAACTTTTCAAGTAGTAAGAACAATACCATTGACGTGCTAACCATTGCCGCTAATACTCCAGAACTATGGAAAGATTTAGCAAAGCAACCACGTTGGCATAGTATTGTAGATTACTTAAACTTCCGCTATCACGTAAAAGAAGCACTTGAGACACAAGGAACTTCAATTACCTCTGACAAGGCGGTAAATATCAAGCAACAAGTTGATGCTTATGTAGCGCAACTTATGTCACAAGATATCAACTTTGAGGATTTCTATAATAGATATCTTGATGGAGATACATTTGATTATGTTCACGAGGAAGTTGTTAAGGGGAAAATTAAGTGAGTATGACTAATCCACAACCGCAGGTAGGCCCTGGCAAGTTTAAGCCAACCAAGGCTCCTTCAAAGGTTCCTACAACTACCAATCCTCTACCTAAGTTGCCAGTCCCTACTGCAACACCAACTGCTGCGGATTCAACTTTAGTTGCTAAGATTAACAAAAGTCTTGCAGATAAAGGATTACCACAAATTAATGTTGAAGCAGTTGCGCCTCTGTCACTGCTACAAACCGTTGCCAAAGACCCTGTTAGAATAGCAGTGATTGGCAAAATGTTAAAAGCAAGAGGTAAAACAGTAGGAGCCTCAAAAGAAGCAATTCAAAATTTATTTGCAACAGAGCCAGAACTTATAAAAATTGCTGCTGATGCTGGCAATGACTATAATAAGTTAGTTTCGCTCCTTAACGCAGACTTTATTCCAGAACTTGGAAAGAAAGAAGCGGCTCCAGCATTTACTGGTCCTTCACGTAGCATCTATAAGTATACAGATGATGACCTTGATTTGCTCATTAAGAACGTATACCAAACTGCTGCTATGCGTCTTCCTAGTGCAGAAGAACTTACAAAGGAACGCGCAAAGATTCGTCCAGAACTTGAAAAAGGAACTGTTTCTACAACTAAGTTTGTCAAGAACGCTAAGGGTGTAATGGAACAAGTTACCGTTCAAGAGGGTGGACCAACTAAAGAAGCAGTTGCCACAAGTATTGAAGAGCGACTAAAACAACAGAATCCAGATGATATTGACCGTGCAGCACGCATCGGTTTTTCTAGTTGGATATCACAGAATGCAGCGGGTGCGTAATGGCAGAACCAACTGGCGTAGAATCGGCAGCAGAATATGGTATCAGTGAGGCGTTACTAGCCGCACATCCAGAACTTAGAGCAGTATATGAACTATTCAAAGTCAGTAATACTGGTGCAGCCCTTGAGGCATTATACAAGACAGACTACTACAGAAACATGTCTTCTACTGTCAAGGCACGCGATAAGCAAAAATTAGAGCAACCACAAGTATACGCTGATAGTGTTCAGAAATATAAACTTGCTGCTCAGAAGCGTCTTGTAAATACTGGCATTAAAATTGATACAGCAACATTTGAAGCGTTGGTAAACAATGCATATGCTAAGGGCATGTCAGATGACCAACTGGACCAGGCTATTGCAGCATCTGGCAAGATTACAGGTTTTGGTGGAAATATCCTTGGGGATACAACCACGCTTAAGTCTTATGCATCTTCATACGGTGTAAATACTCTTTTGAATGATGCATATTGGACAAGTAAGCAAAATGCACTGTTCCAAGGAACTGTTACCACAGAAGATATCCAAAAGGAAATCCGTGACCTATCAGCAAGCGCATTTCCAGCGTATGCTGATGGAATTGCTAATGGCCTAAGCATAGCATCTCAAGCATCAAATGTTATTACATCTTATGCAACCTTCTTAGAAGTAGACCCAGAAACAGTTGACTTTAACAATCCTACTGTTCGTAAGATTACACAGTATGTTGACCCAGTAACTGGCAAGCCAGCGAAGATGCCACAATGGATGGTTGAGAAGACTATTAAGAGTGACCCAGCATGGGGCTTTACAAAGAATGGTCAAAAGACTATTGATGATTTAACACTTAAAGTTGCAACCGATATGTTTGGAGGGGCGCGATAATGGCAGCACCAGTTGCAAAGCCAGTTAATGGCGTCGTAAAAGTTCAACCAGGAAATACTGTTGCACAAATTGCAAAGGCAAACGGACTTACAACTAAAGAAGTCCTTGCTCTAAACCCAGCACTTACAAGCAATCCTAAGTATGATGGTGGAAATACAGTTTTCTCTGGAACTCAAATCCGTGTTGAACCTAAAACGACAACACCATCAAGCAGTTCAACTTTTACATCAGATAAAGCAAAGTTTGATGCAGACCAACGCGCAGCAGAAGCAGCGGCCGCAAAAGCGGCAGCAGATAAAGCCGCAGCAGACAAATTGGCAGCAGATGCTAAAACAGCCGCAGATGCTAAAGCGGCGGCAGACGCACAAGCGGCTGCTATTAAAGCAGCAGCGGATGCAGCAGCGGCACAGGCTACAGCAATTGCTAAAGCAGAGGCCGAAAGAATAGCGGCAGAACAGGCTATAGCGAATGCAAGAAATGCAGCAGAGTTAGCGGCAGCACAAGCAGCGTTAGCAGCAGCAGGGGCGTCAGCAAGAGCGGCAGAAGCATCAGGCACTGGAAATATTAATACTTCTACAACTCTTAAAACACCGACTGTAGCAGAAACATCAGTAGCAACTGCTGGGGCAACAGTTCTTAGCGCCGCAGATAAAGCAAGACTTGATGCTCTTGAAGTAATGAAGGCTCGCTTTAAGCAATATGGACTTGAAACTTTAGTTGAAAAGATTCGTCAATTGGCTATCGAAGGTGCATCTGAGTCGACAATTACTCTACAACTTCAAGAGACTCCTGAATACCAAACACGCTTTAAGGCTAACACTGTTCGTGCAAAGAACAACCTTGCTGTGCTTTCGCCAGCAGAATACCTTGCTGTAGAAGATTCATATCGTCAGACACTTCGTGCCTATGGATTAAAGCAATTTGATACAGATGAATATGTTAGCCAATTTATCGCTAACGATGTATCACCAACAGAACTTTCTAGCCGTGTTCAATTGGCTGTGCAACGTGTGCAGAATGCTGACCCAGCGGTTAGCAAGACACTCCGTGATTACTACGGTATTGGTCAAGCAGACTTGGTTGCATACACATTGGACCCAGCAACACAGTTTAAGAAGATTGAACGTCAAGTGCAAGCAGCAGAGATTGGCACAGCAGCACGTATCCAGGGTCTTGAAACTGGTGTCGGTGTAGCAGAACAACTCGCAGCACAAGGCGTTACTCAAGCAGAAGCCCAAAAGGGTTATGCAACAATCGCAGATATTCTTCCAACCGCAGAGAAGTTAAGCGCCATTTATGGTTCAACTCTTGAAGGTTATAATCAATCAACTGCAGAGCAAGAGGTATTTAATACTTTAGCATCTGCACAGAGAGCACGTCAAAAGTTGACTGCTCGTGAAGTCGCACAGTTCGGTGGAACTTCTGGAGTCAGTAAGACTTCATTATCCACAGGCAGCGGACAAATATAGAATCCTGAACGGACCCATCGGCCCCGTCAGCGTATTAGACCGATAGCAAGAGCCAGCCTATTTCCCCGAATAGTTACTGCGGCTTGCGAACTACAACGAATAGAAGGGTGGGTTGCTATGAGCAACAACTACTGGGATGAAGAAGACGATAACGATGACGTTATCACAGGAACCGAAACTGAAAGTGACTTGCAAAAGAAGTTACGTAAAAAGATTCGGGCCGACGAAAAGCGCATCAAAGAACTCGAAGAAAAACTTGGTAATTTTACTAAGATTGACAAAGAGCGAACCGTCAAAGAAGTCCTAGAAAAGCAAGGTGTAAACGCTAAGGCTGCAAGACTAATCCTCAAAGATTTAGAAGACGTTAACGAAGAGTCAGTTAATAACTGGCTTGAAGAAAACGGCGAACTCTTTGGTTATAGTCCAACTGAGGCTTCACCTGCAAATAGTGAAGAAAACCGTGCTGCTATACGTAAGCAGGACAATCTCACTGCGGGTGCAATAACACCTGACCGAGGCGAAGATATGGAAATGAGAATCGACCAAGCGCAAAGCACGGAAGAACTCGAACGTATTCTCTTCTCACAATAAATCATAGTTTCTAAATTACCTTGGAGGTAATAACTTGGCTACAAATTTCACATCAACAGACTCAGCATCGCTGGGTGGAGTTGCTGGTAGCGCAGGTCTAGTTCAGAAGGCATACGATAAGTTTATCGAATTTGCTCTTCGTGACGAACCACTAATTCGTTCAGTAGCAGACAAGCGTCCAGTAGCACCAACAAACAACGGTAACGTTGTTGTCCTACAGAAGTATGCAGACCTAGCAAACGCTACAACAGCGCTTACAGAGTCTACAGACATCGACGGCGTAACAATCGGAACACCTACATCTGTGACTATCACAATGCAGGAATTCGGTAACGCCACAACCAACACACGTGCTCTCAAGTTGTTCTCATTGAACAATGTTGACCCAGACATCGTGACACTTATGGCTCGCAACCAGGCAGATTCAATCGACGCACTTGCTATGACAGCACTTCGCGGCGGAACAAACGTAATCTACTCAGGTTCAACAGCAACAACAACCGCTACAGTTACAGCAGCAGCAACATTGTCAACAGCCAATATTGGCCGTGCAGTTGCTAAATTGCGTGGTAACAAGGCATCAGGCAAGCGTGGTCAAGACTACTGGGCTGGAATTCACCCAGACGTAGCACACGACCTAATGCTTGAAGCAACATCAGCAGGATGGGTTGTTCCTAACGCATACGGTATTTCACAAGACCGTATCTGGGCTGGAGAAATTGGCCGCTATAAGGGTGCATACTTCATTGAATCACCACGTCTATACGTGGCAACTGATGGAGCATCATCTGCGAAGGTATACCGCACAATCGTTGCTGGTAAGCAAGCACTTGCAGAGGCAGTGGCAGAAGAGCCACACACAGTTATCGGTCCAGTTACCGATAAGTTGAACCGTTTCCGTCCAATCGGATGGTATGGCGTTCTAGGTTTCGCACGTTTCCGTGAAGAAGCACTATTCCGCATCGAATCAGGTTCATCAATCGCTTAGTTGATTGAAGGTAGGCCAGGGGCTTCGGCTCCTGGTTTACATTGAGTTCACTAAGGAGAACTAATGGCAACTTATATATTCAGGACTCCATACGTGGAGGAAGGTCCTACAGGACAACATCGCCTATTTTACTTTTTCAAGTTAAGACAAGGTATAACGGTAACTAGAACTGGTTCAACATTTAGAACTGGACGTTACTTTACGCAAGACCAACTAGATGAAGTTGATGAATACTGGTTAGGTGGTCATGAATCATCTGTATCAGAAGCAACGAAGGCAGCATTAATTGCTGGCGGAATTGGCGTAACAGAGGCAAACTTTACAGTAGAGTAGGGACACAATGAACTGCGACCATATCAGCAAAGTTGTTAAAGATGGTTATAATTTAATAGATGGACAGATGTATTCAACAGTTCTTATCTGGGGATGCACCAAATGTGATGCAACTTCAACAGAACCTCTATATGATATGAACGCATCGTTTGGAACCAAAGAACCTTGTAAAGAAAATTGTGACTGTTTTGGCTGTAAGGCTAGAGGATTACAAATGAATACAGGGGATGCAGGCAGACCCGTTGGCAAGAAGGAATGGGAAGGTCGGTTAAAGTTTTATAAGGATGCTAGAAATCAAGGTATCCAACCAGCAGGAACGCAGAGACTTCAAGTTGAAGCGGCATACAAAGCAAGCGAAACATTGGGTAAAGCATACGATGCTGGAACAATGGGTGTAAGAGCAGACAAAGTTACGAAATCCGTAGCAGCAGTCATGAAAGAAACTGGAGCAGCATAATGATGAAGAAAAAAGCAGGCAAGATGGCAGCAATGATGATGGAAATGCCTATGGCTAAAAAGAAGGTTGCAAAGAAGACCGCTAAGAAGGCTATGCCAAAGAAGATGGGCAAGAAGAAGTAATGCCAAAGGTAGGTATGAAAGAATTTGCCTACACTGCAAAGGGTATGGCTATGGCAAAGATGGAAGCCAAGAAGACTGGCAAGAAAATGGTAGTTAAGAAAACTGTTAAGAAGTCAAGAAAGAAGAAATAAATGGCTGACCCAAGACTAAAGCGAGCGGGAGTATCTGGTTTTAATAAGCCAAAGCGCACGCCTTCACACCCAAAGAAGTCACACGTAGTTGTGGCTAAAGAGGGAAGCAAGGTAAAGACTATTCGCTTTGGTCAGCAGGGTGTTACTGGAGACAGGAAACCCACTGCACGACAGGCTTCATTCAAAGCACGTCACGCAAAAAACATTGCAAAAGGTAAGATGTCGGCTGCTTATTGGGCTGACAAAGTTAAGTGGTAATTTAACTAAGGCAGGGGACAATGAAGGATACTTTGGCTATCGCCTGGTGCGATAATGGTATGGTAGATGGCAAGTTCATGCAAGGCGTTACTGATGTAATGCTACATGGAGGCGCTAATGTAGTAACAACGCTCCGTAGTTCTGGTAATCAAATTGGCAGACAGCGTGAGACTGTAGCAAAATACTGGTATGAAAACAATAAATCTGAATGGCTACTATGGGTAGACTCAGATGTTGTAATATCACCAGATGCGTTTAAGAAACTCTGGGATAAAAGAGATGTTGAGAAGCATCCAATCCTAACTGGAGTCTACTTTACAACAGATACACCAGAAGAACCACTCATGATTCCAATGCCAACACTCTTTGAGTTCTTGGTAAAGGAAGACGAAGTAGCAATTAAGCGCATGCATCCACTACCTAAGGATAAGTTCCTTAAGGTTGGAGCCGCAGGCATGGGGTTTGTGTTGATGCACAGAAGTGTAATCACCCGAATCCTAGAAGTATTACCTAACACACCGCTGTTTACAGAGGTTGGAGTTGGGAAGCAGTTCATGGGAGAAGATATATTCTTCTTCTCATTGTGTGATAGGGCTGATATTCCAGTCTGGTGTGACACATCTGCAACAGTTCCACATATGAAACGCTTTTCATTCGATGTTAATTACTACGATGCGTTCGTAGGAGACAAGAGGAAATAATGACAACTACGCTGGCCAATATGATTGATGAGGTTCAGGTCAACCTTGCTGGATATACATTCCAACAGGACCGTTCGACATACCTTAAAACTGCAGTCACAACAACTACTTCATCATCCGCATCACCATTGGTCCTATCTCTCGGTTCTACCGACTCAGTAGGTAAAGGCGTAGTCGAAATTGACGAAGAACTAATGTGGGTAGATTCCTATGACCGTGTTGCAAATACTGCAACTGTTGCTCCATACGGTCGCGGATATCTAGGAACAACTGCTGCAACCCATACCGCAGACACTAAGGTTGCTATTGCCCCAACATTTCCTCGCTTTAACATTAAGCGTGCTATTAATGATACAATCCGTTCTCTTGGCGCGAATATCTTTGCAGTAAAGACGACAACATTTACATTCAATGCCGCTCAATCTACATATGCATTCAATAACTTAAACATTAAAAACATTATTAGCCTAACCTGGGAAGCCATTGGTCCTACACAGGAATGGGTTCCAATTCGTCGTTGGGACTTTGACTCTGTAGCAGATGTAGATACATTCGGCGCAGGAGCGCAAACAGTAACACTTGGTGAGGCTCCAATTCCAGGACGCACTGTAAAGGTTGTGTATGCAACTGACCCAGTAGCGTTTAGCACGAATGCTCAAGATTATGTTACACAGACAGGACTTCCAGAATCAACTCGGGACGTAGTTATTCTTGGTGCATCATATCGTCTACTTGCTTATCTAGACCCAGCACGTGCGGCTCAAACAAGCCCACAGGCTGATGAGACAGACAGCAAGCGGCCATATGGTTCATCACAGTCTGCTACAAAGCAACTATATGCACTATATACACAGCGCCTTAACGAAGAAACTAAAGCGCAACAACAAAACTACCCACCACGAGTTCATTTCTCACGCCGATAGGAACCTGAATGACAATTAGAAAATACTCATCCCGCTCTCAGCAAACAACGCTGTCAGCAGGACTTACATCAAGCGCAACAACCGCTAGCATTGTATCAGGAACAACCCTTGCTGGTGGTGTAACAATCTCTGCCGGTGAAACATTTACAGTCGTAATTGACCCAGATACAGCGCTCGAAGAAATTGTAGATGTAACCGCTAGAGATGGCAATACATTAACAATCGTTCGTGCAATTGATGGTTCTACTGGTCAAGCGCACTCAGCAGGTGCAGTCGTAAAGCACATGGCGATTGGTCGCGATTATCGTGAATCTAATGAGCACATTGAAAATACAACTACTGCACATGGAATTACCCTTGCTAACCTAGTTAAGACTACAGATACTGGCACAGTAACTAGTGCTATGATTGCTAACGATTCTATCGTAAATGCTGATATTAACGCAAGTGCTGCTATCGCAGATACCAAGTTGGGAACCATCTCAACATCTGGCAAAGTAGCAAATACAGCAACTACTGCAACATCTGCAAATACCAACTCTGCGATTGTCGCAAGAGATGGCTCAGGAAACTTTAGTGCTAATCAAATTACTGCAGCAAAGGTGACTGGTTTATCAACACCATCTGCAGACTCTGATGCCGCTCCAAAAACTTATGTAGATTCAATTTTAGGTTCTGCAACCAGCGCTGCAACTAGCGCAACAGCAGCAGCAAACTCTGCAACAGCGGCTGCATCAAGTGCAACAAGCGCTGCTTCTTCTGCTTCATCTGCTACATCTTCTGCTAGCACAGCAACTACACAGGCTACAAACGCTGCAAGTTCTGCATCGGCAGCATCAACATCTGCATCTAATGCATCTTCATCTGCCACTTCGGCTACAGCATCAGCATCAACTGCTACGACACAGGCAACTAACGCTTCAAACTCTGCCACCGCTGCAGCATCTAGCGCTTCTGCTGCATCAACTTCTGCTACAAACGCAGCATCTAGTGCTACCGCAGCAGCGGGTTCAGCAACTAGCGCAGCAGCCTCCTTAGCAACCGTAAATGACCAAGTTGGTGCGGGTCTTGTAAGAGATATGGGTAGCATTACAACCTCTGATACTACAACTGGTGACTGGGTTGACTTAAGCGACGTATCTGCGCAAGCCGCAGCCAGCGCAACTGATTCTGCAGCATCTGCAATTCTTGCCAACGACTGGGCCACAAAGACATCAGGCACTGTAGCGGGTGGAGAATATTCTGCTAAATATCATGCTACTGCAGCAAATACATCTGCTACTAACGCAGCGTCATCCGCAAGCGCAGCAGCAACTAGTGCTACTAATGCAGCAGCATCTCTTGATTCTTTTGACGATAGATACCTTGGAGCAAAAGCATCTGCTCCTAGCGTAGACAACGATGGTAACGCTCTATTAACTGGAGCACTTTATTTCAATTCAACAACTCCTGGTATGTATGTCTGGACAGGTTCAGCCTGGACAGTTATGGCAACTAGTGGGGACGTTGAATCAGTAACAGCAGGAACAGGTCTTAGCGGTGGAGGAACAAGTGGCGATATTACTGTCTCACTTAATACTTCTAGCGTCTATGTTGTTCCAAGCCAGAGTGGAAACAATGGCAAGTTCTTAACCACAGACGGAAGTGCCGCTTCGTGGGTCAGCATATCAGATTGGGGAACACTCTAATGAGTTTCGCATTCCAACGCCGTAGAGGCACAACTTCTCAGCACTCTTCCTTCACTGGTCTTAATGCTGAACTAACAGTAGATACCGACAAGAAGACCGTAGTGGTCCATGACGGTTCAACCGCAGGTGGAGTCCCACTTGCTAAAGAGCGTCCAGCATTTAACGCGCAAACAGGAACAACATACACACTTGTTGCTACTGATGCAAGCAAAGTAGTTACAGCATCTAACGCTGGGGCAATTACAATTACAGTCCCACCATCAGTGTATGTGGCTGGAGATATTATTACTGTAGTTCAAACTGGAGCAGGTCAAGTAACATTTGCCGAAGGTTCAGGAGTTACTATCAACTCTGTTGGAACTGCCGATGCACCAAAGATTCGTGCTCAATATGCTGCCGCTCAGGTTATTTGTGTAGCATCTAACTCATTCGTAATTGTAGGGGATATTAACTAATGACACCACTGCTAACTGGAGTTTTTGCCTCGCAGATTAGCGGGCGTTTAAATCCTTTTCAACCTATAAGTGCTTACGATGCGCTTGGAACAATAACTGTTCCTAGCGGTGGAGTATCAAGTATTACTTTTGCTGGTATTCCACAGACTGGTTATAGCCATTTACAAGTTCGTGCTACTGCAAAAAGCACATTAAATTCTAATGCTTCTAGTGCGCTTGTTATGCAACTTAACGGAAATACAACTATTAGCAATTACACCACTCATTTATTAGATGGTAATGGTTCTTCTGTATCACCTTATGGTGCAACTAGTGACTACCCACAAGGTTCAATTGCAAACAATACTGTTGCTTCAACCATTTTTGGTGTTTCTGTATTTGATATTTTAGACTATTCAAATACTAACAAACATAAAACTATTCGTATTATTGGTGGTAACGATAACAATGGAAGTGGACTAATTAGAGTTAGTTCTGGTGGTTTTTTTGCTAATACAAACTCTGTAACTAGTATTACACTATCAACCCCTTCGGCTAATCTTGCTGAATATTCATCTTTTGCACTTTATGGAGTTAAATAATGGCAACTAATACTTATGTAGCATTACAAACGCAAACCCTTACTTCTTCTGCTGCTTCGGTAACATTTAGTTCTATTCCACAAACTTATACTGATTTAATTATTGTTGCTCAAATAAAAGGGACAGCAAACACATATCTTAATCTTCGCTTTAATGGAGATACTGGTTCTAATTATTCAAGAACTGTATTAAGTGGTAATGGTTCAACTGCAACATCAGAACGCCGCACTAACGCTACTGTAATAAATACAGACTATAATGAAACAATTGAAACAAATTTTAATTATGTAAATATAATGCAGATTATGAATTATTCAAACACTAATATAAATAAAACTGTTCTTTGTAGACCAAACAATGCAGCATCTGGGTCAGGTGCTACCGTTGGATTATGGCGAAACACTGCTGCAATAACAAGTGTTAGTTTAGTATCAAATAATAATTCATTTGATTCAGGTTCAACTTTTAATTTGTATGGCATAGCCGCTGATGTTGCTAACCCAACTACGGCTAAAGCCACAGGTGGAACAATTACCTATGGCGTTGAATATACTTATCACACCTTTACTTCATCAGGAACATTTACTCCAAACCAAGCATTAACCTGTGACTACTTAGTAGTTGCTGGTGGTGCAGGTGGCGGAGGCTGGCTTGGCGGAGGTGGTGGTGCGGGAGGATTCCGTTCAACTGTTGATGCAACTGGTGGAGGCGGTGCTCTTGAAAATCCTTTATCTTTAAGTGCTACTGGTTACACAGTTACAGTTGGAGCAGGCGGAGCAGGTGGACCTTATTCAAACCCATCTACTTCTACACAAGGAAGCGACTCAGTGTTTTCAACTATCACATCTTTAGGTGGCGGTAGGGCTGGCGGTATTCCTGCTACTGCTTATTCAGGTGGCTCAGGCGGTGGTGCTGGTGGTGCGTTAGCAAATAACACTGGTGCTGCAGGAACATCAGGACAAGGATTTGCTGGTGGAAATACCTATGTATCTGATTATGGTGCAGCAGGCGGTGGTGGTGCTGGCGGTGCTGGTTTTAATACGCGTGGTGGAAACGGAAGCAACACTGGTCGTGGTGGAGATGGCGGTCTAGGAGTTACAACAACTATTGCAGGTTCTATTGCTACTTATGCAGGAGGCGGTGGAGGACACGGCGCTACTGCAGGTGGTGTAGGAGCAGCAGGTGGTGGTAACGGCGTAAGCGGTTACACAGGTTCACCAGGTGGTTCAGCAAGTGCTAACACAGGCTCAGGTGGTGGTGGTGGTCGTGATAGCGCAGGTGGTGCTGGCGGTTCAGGCATTGTTATTATTAGATATGCAAACTAAGGAGAAATAGATGCCATCAAATTATGTATTACTGCGTAAGGTAACCCTTAGCACAAGCGCTGCTTCTGTTACATTTTCTAGCATACCAACGACTGGTTATACCGATTTAAAATTGGTATGGAGTTCGCGTTCAAGTGCAGACAACTTAGATATGGGTATTGCTTTTAATGGTTCTGGCGCAAGCAGTTCTAGAATTTTATGGGTAACAACTGGCGGTAGTGTTATATCTGAGGCTAATAATTATGCTTATTATGTAATGAACCCATCTGGTTCAACGGCAAATACTTTTAGCAATGGTGAATTGTATATACCAAACTATACTAGTTCAATTAATAAATCTTTTAGCGTTGATATGGCAACCGAAAACAACGCATCTACTGGAACAAGATTTGGTATTGAAGCAGGATTGATTACAAGCACAACAGCCATATCTTCAATAGCCATTTCGCCCAATGCTGGTAATTTTGTAGCCAACTCAGAGTTTTCTTTATACGGCATAGCAGCCGTAGGAACCGAGCCAGTTATTTCTCCTTTTGCTACAGGTGGCGATAGCGTTACCAACGATGGCACATACTGGATTCATACCTTCTTGTCATCAGGAACATTTACTCCTGGTAAAAACTTAACTTGTGACTACCTTGTAGTTGCAGGTGGTGGTGGTATGGGCGTTTCAGGTGCTGGTGCTGGTGGGCTTCGCTCAACTGTTACAGCAACTGGTGGTGGTGGTAGTTTAGAGTCTCCTTTATCACTTACTTCTTCAACCGCTTATCCAGTAATTATTGGCGCTGGTGGCGCTGGTAGTCCAGATGGACAAATTGCAATGGGTTCACAAGGTTCAAATTCAATTTTTCATAATATAGTTTCTTTAGGTGGAGGGCGTGGAAGTAAAGATATAGGTCCAAGCAGGTCGGATGGTATATCTGGTGGTTCTGGTTCAGGTGGATTTGTGGGTGGCGCTTTAACTAATCCTGGAGTAGGACAAGGTGGTTCTGGCACAACAGGTCAAGGTTATGCAGGCGGTAACTCTGGTCCTCACGCTGATGCAACTTCATCAGGCGGAGGTGGCGGAGGCGCTGGTGCAGTAGGAGGCACTCCATCTACTGCTAATACAAATGCTCCTGGTGGTAATGGTGTTGCAGTAAGTATTACTGGTTCATCTGTTACCTATGCAGGTGGTGGCGGTAGTGGTATTTATGGAAATGGAACTGCTGCTGCTGGTGGAACTGGTGGAGGTGGTGCTGGTGCAACAGGTAATGCTGCTGGTTCATCTGGAACACCTAACACAGGTGGTGGTGCAGGTGCTGCTTACTCAGAAGCATACAGATATGCTGCTTATTCTGGCGGTTCAGGTGTTGTTATAATTCGTTATCCAATGGTGTAAAGGAGAAATAAATGTCGCATTGGGCAGAGATAGATGAGAACAAAATTGTTCTTAGAGTGCTAGTTGGCAACAACAACTCAGCAGATGAAGGCGAATCCTTTATGAATTCGCTAGGCGGAACTTGGGTAAAGACAAGTTACAATGGCAATATCCGCAAGAACTTTGCTGGTATTGGATACTCATATGATGAGGCTCGTGATGCTTTTATTGCACCTAAGCCATATGCATCTTGGGTATTAAATGAAGATACTTGCATATGGGAAGCACCAATTGCATATCCAACGGATGGTGTTATGTATGCTTGGGATGAAGAAACTACAGACTGGAAGGCTATCGTAAATGACTGATACACCTAAGAAACTAATCGTGGACATTGCTAAAGGCACACACGAATACGTTGACCTAACTCCTGCAGAGATTGCAGAGCGTGACCAATTGGCTGCTCAAGCAGCAGAAGCACAGGCTGCACGTGAAGTAGAAGAACAAGCAAAGGCTGATGCTAAGTTAGCAGCGCAGGCAAAGTTGGCTGCACTAGGACTAACTGGAGCAGAAGTTTCTGCAATTACTGAATAAGTAAAATAATTATCCCTGAGCATGGATTAAAACTGCTCAACTAATTTTCTATGTAACGGAGGTGTGCCTTGGCGGGTAGAGATATTACCGAAGAGATTGCAGTCCCCATTGGTATTGGGTCTACTGGTTCTGTTTGGCAGAATACAGATATTGCTTACGACGTAGCACTTGGTGGTATGCCGTTTATTTATGCAACCAATGACGCACGCCCACACATCCGTCAAACAGCATCTTTCAAGAAGCAACAGTTTGATAACGCAACTGAACCAGGCGAGCAATCACTTGAAGGTTGGTGGATTCGTTCACAGATGTCATTCCATTCTGGCTCTGGCATTAAGTTCTATGACCCTGCGACTACCGATGAGGTTGGCCACTACCGTTTTGCTGATAGCAAAGGTGTAAACGTATGGAATAAAGGACAAGCAACTTTACTCAAGTCTTGCACTTCTACTCACCTTACAACTGGACCTATTGCATCCAATGGTGTAACACAACAACACCTACGTTCAATCAAGTGGGGTAGCACCAAGGGTGTATTACTGCTAGATGAGTATGATGTTGATAAAATTGCAGCAGATGGAACAGTAACTCACTTTGTTGACTACAATGCGGGAACAGATGCACCAGTATACGCTATATGCGACGATGGAACTTTTGCATTTTGGATTACAAACACAGCAACCAAAAAGACTGTTTACAAGAAGCCATTGACTGGTTCTTCTGCGTCAGGCGCAGATATAGTAACCATGTTTGATGAAGTGGGTTTAGTAACTAACGCAACAATGGAATACGTAAAAGACCGTATTGTAATGTGCGCTAACAACAAAGTATATGAGTTTGCAACCTCAGCGGTAGCAATGCCAACGGCAGTTTACACGCACCCAACAACCAGCCATGTCTACACATCGGTGGCTGCATCAGGTCCTGCTATTTATATCTCTGGCTACAATGGTATACAGTCGACTATTCAGAAGTTTACACTGTCAACCTCTGGAATAATGCCAACTCTTACATCAGCAGTTGTCGCAGCAGAATTTCCTGTTGGTGAAATCGTTCACAAAATTCACTATTACCTTGGCTACATGATGATTGGAACCAACAAAGGTATCCGAGTAGCGGCAGTATCTGACCAAGATGGTTCACTTAATTACGGTCCACTTATTGTTGAAACAACTCAACCTTGCTACGACTTTGCATCTCGTGACCGTTTTGTATGGTGTGCTACATCAGTTGCTGGTGAGCCTGGCGTTATTCGCATTGACCTATCAAATCAGTTGGAACCTTTAAGATTTGCCTATGCAAATGACTTATACATTGATGGCGTTTCTGGTCATAAGACAACTGCTTGTGCTTTTGTTGGCAATGACGACCCAACAGTAACAGATAGACTTGTATTCTGCACAGCAAATAACGGAACAACAGATGGAACAATTTACATTGAAGATGCTACTACTCTCCGTGCAACAGGTTATCTAACCACTGGGGCTATTCGTTATGGAACATTAGAACCTAAGAACTTTAAGCGCCTTCTTGCTCGTGGTGATTACACCTACGGCTCAATGATTCTTGAGACTGTAGATAAAAATGGAACAGAGTATGACCACATTACATATAGTGGAAACGTTGAGCCAGTTGAAGTCACAACATCTCAACCAGAAGTAGCACAAGAATATGTATCATATAAATTTGTTCTTGCTAATCACGAAGCAGATACAACAAAGGGACCAATCTTTAAGGGATACCAAGCGAAGGCTACAATTGCTACACCACGCCAGCGTGTTATCCAGTTCTATGTTTACAACATGGATACAGAGACAGACAGATATAACGTAGAATTCGGGTATGATGGTCGCGCTATTGAGCGACTGGCACAACTCGAAGATATTGAACAAGACGGCGACATTGTTATTTGGCAAGACCTGAATACCAAAGAATCTCGCCAAGTGCAAATCGAAAGTATCCAATACATCAAGGTAACACCACCAGATAAAGAATCATCTGGAAACGGTGGTATCCTGCAAATTACGGTTAGGACAGTATAATGACTTACACAAATTGGGCTTCGCTTATCGTTGCCATAACTGCTATCGTCACAGCGTTTGCTGGGTCGGTAAGATGGCTTGTTAAGCATTACCTGTATGAGTTGAAACCCAATTCTGGTAGTTCATTAAAAGACTCAGTAATTAGATTAGAAGAAAAGGTTGAAATTCTATATCAGATATTGATAAAGAAAGGCTCAGAGTGACACAGTTAGAGAAGTTTCTAGAAGTAGCAACAAAAGAAATCGGAACAGTCGAAGAGGGCAATAACCTTACAAAGTATGGGAAGTTCACAAAGCACAACGGCCAGCCTTGGTGTGGGTCATTTGTTATGTGGTGCGCCAATGAAGTAAAATTAAAAATTCCAAACGTAGTCTACACTCCCGCAGGGGTCGCAGGATTTCAAGGTCTTGGAAATTGGTCTAATGCATCAACTGCCAAGCCTAAGCCAGGGGATATTGTATTCTTTGACTTCATCGAAGGTGGCAATCCAGTAGAGCATGTAGGTATTGTTGTAAAAGATAACCTAGACGGAACCGTTACAACAATTGAGGGTAACACTTCTCCAGAGCGCAAAGCCAAAGGCTCGCAAGCCAATGGTGGGGAAGTTGCACTTCGTATCCGCGCCTACAAGAAAAACAATAAACGTAAACTTACTCCCTACATTGTAGGTTTTGGTAGGCCTAAGTTTGCTAAAGAAGTAATATACAAGACTGCAGATGCCGCTAGGTCTGCTTCTATAAAGGAGAAAAAATGAAGAATCTATTTAACATAAGCGAAAAAGATGTATCGGCAGTGAAGTCCTACCTGCGTGCTCTTTTAGCAGCAGGAATCACTATGGGCATTGCCCTATTGACAGACCTACGTCCAGAGTATGCAGTTCTAATTGGCGCATTGGCCGCACCGTTGGCTAAATGGGCTGATAAGAATGAAAAGCAATACGGACGAGGCTCCGAAGAATAGTCTTAAAACGGGCTTAAAAGGCCCTTAGAACGACGAAACCCCCTTACCTTAGTAAATATACTAGGGCGAGGGGGTCTTTTGTCGTTTCTAGAGGTTAATCTTCTTCGTATTCCTCAAACTCAAGGTCTTCCAGATGGTCCAAAAGTAGTTGGATTTCTTTCTTTCGCTTCTTTACACGCCACTCATCAATCACGGCTGTAATGATATTAACCGAAAATAGGCCAACTGATGAGCCAAAGAATACAGCCCAGAATGTATTTGACATAGAACTCCTTCGATATTATAATATATATATTAACATATCATATAAGGCCAAAGGCCTTTATATAATTACTTACATAATTAATTATACTCATAAATTTTAGAATGTCAAATAGTTATAACTAATTGACAGTAACCCAACTGGTCTGTATACTACCAACATGGCTATCGAACTAGAAGACTACACATTACCTGAGCATATGTCCTATTCGGCATTCTCAACATACCTAACCTGTGGCTACCAATACTACCTCGGACGACTCCTCAACAAGGAGGAAGCACCTTCGGTGTGGTCAGTTGGTGGCTCTGCATTTCACCTTGCTTGTGAAAACTACGACAAGGAGACATTATGACCCAAGTGCAAGAACTATGGAGTCAAGCATGGACCGAGTGCAAGGGAGACCTTGACCTAACCAATGCTCGTGTTGGTGGTCGTGCTACTAAGGCTAATCCAAACAAAGAAGACGTTAATTTCTGGCAAGGTCAGGGACCTAAGTGGGTAGAGGGTTACATCGCTTGGCGTGAACTGAATAAAGACTGGAAGATTTGGCGAGCGCCAGACGGCAATCCAGGCATCGAACTTGCTCTAACACCTGTTGTTGCAGGAGTCCCAGTCAAGATGATTATTGACCGTGTATTTGAGGTCAACGGGCAACTCGTTATCTGCGACCTTAAAACATCCCAGCAGACTCCATCTAGCAGTCTCCAACTTGGCTTCTATAAACTCGGCATCGAACAGACGTTCGGAGTCGAAGTTAAGTGGGGAAATTACTATATGGCACGTGGTAACTCAACGTCAGATATGGTAGACCTGTCAGAATACACTTACGACAAAATGGAATACCTAATAAAACAATTTGACACAGCACGCAAGGCTGGTATATTCTTGCCCAACACAAACAACTGTCAATATATGTGCGGGTTAACCGAGTATTGTCAGTTCTCTACTAAGAAGGATAAATAATGGCCGAAGACTGGAAGTTACAAGTATCGTATAAAACTTCGACTGGCGACATGATTAACGTTCGTGCGCAAACAGCAGACGAACTAAGCGTATTACTAGAAGGCGTTGGCGACTATGCTACACAGATTGCTGCAACACAGCGCCTGCTTTCGGGGGTAAGCGTATTAGCCCCTTTATCGACATCGAGTTCCACAGGAAGCACTCCGCCTCCGCAATCCTCAACTCCGCCCCAGGCTCAGGCTCCATCAGGTATGGGAGCGGGAACGCCAGCACAGGGTGGACCAACGTGCCAGCACGGACCTCGGAAATACAAGTCGGGAATCTCTCAAAAGACGGGAAACCCATACGCGATGTGGGTCTGTCCGATGCCTCAGGGCGCGGACCAATGCAAGCCAGTCAACTAGAACAAGAGCAGTTTCCATTTTAACTAACTAGGGAGGACCAATGCGCACATTAGTGCGTTCAGTAGGACGCGCAAGTATTGGTGGAGAACCTTTACCTAGTTGTTTTAAGGCATTTGAAACGAACAAGATTATCATTCGTCGTTCAGAAGTTTCAATGTTTGCTGGCGCTCCAGGGGCAGGTAAATCAACACTTGCCCTAGCACTTGCACTCAAGACCAATGTGCCAACATTATACATATCTGCGGATACTAATGCACACACAATGGCCATGAGATTGGCCTCCATGATTTCGGGGAAGAGTCAAGGAGATGTCGAACAGAAACTTAATACTGATGTTGGTTGGACTAAAGCAATCCTCCAAAAAGGAAGTCATATAGTCTGGTCGTTTGAATCTGCTCCAACTCTAGAAGATATTGTTGAAGAAGTGCAAGCATTCGAAGAACTTTGGGGATGCTCCCCATCGATGATTGTGCTTGATAATTTAATGGATGTTGCCACAGATGGTGGCGAAGAGTTCGCATCTATGCGGGCTATTATGAAGGAGTTGAAATATCTTGCGAGAGCGACTAACGCTGCGATTGTGGTTCTACATCACACTTCGGAAGCAGTTCCTGGGAATCCTTGTCAGCCAAGAAGCGCCATACAAGGTAAGGTCTCTCAACTTCCTGCGCTTATATGCACACTCGGCACGGTTGGCACATCGATGGGCGTGGCATCAGTCAAAAATCGCTATGGAAGAGCCGACCAAAACGGCACGCTCATGACATGGTTAGCATTCAATCCTGAATA